AAATTGGTGTAATTGAAGAATTCAAATTAGATGAGACTGCAAAAAGGACAACTGCAGTAGTTAGGTTTGGTAAATCTGCTTTAGCTCGTGAAATATTTGAAGATGTGGCTGATGGTATACGAATGAATATTTCAGTTGGCTACAGAGTCGATAAATTAACTAGAATGAACAAAGATGATGAGACTTACTATAAAGCTCAATGGACACCTATGGAAGTTTCTTCTGTATCAGTCCCAGCCGATCAGTCAAGACTTGTTGGAGTTGGTCGTTCTAAAGATAAACAAAATATAAAACACAATATAGAGGTAAAAACTATGGAAAATAAAGATATTAATCTTGACGAAGTTAGAACTCAAACTATTGACGAAGCAAAAGCTGAATTTAAAAGAAACTCAAAAGAGATTATAGATTTAGCAGCTAGACACAATAAAAGAGATTTAGCTGACAAAGCAATTAGTGATGGTATTTCAGTTGAAGAATTTAGAGGTGTATTATTAGAAAATATTTCTAACAACACTCCACTAGAAACTCCTTCAGAAATTGGTATGACTAAAGAAGAAGTAAGACAATTTAGCCTAGTAAGAGCAATCAGAGCTATGGCTAATCCGTCTGATAGAAAAGCACAAGAAGATGCAGCTTTTGAGTTTGAGTGCTCAAGAGAAGCAGCTAGACAATATGGTAAAGATGCACAAGGCATTATGTTACCTGCTGAAGTTCTAGGTAGCTGGGGTAAAAGGGATGCAGATTTAACTGACAATGCTGGACTAGTTGCTGAAGACTACAAAGGCTCAGATTTTATTGATATTCTCAGAAATGAGTCTTCAGTAATGAGAGCTGGTGCTACATTATTAAGAGGATTACAAGGAAATGTTGTAATACCTAAGAAAAATGTTAGTGCTGATGCTGGTTGGATTGCTGTTGAAGGAGACCCTTCAACCTCTGACCAAATGGAAGTTGGTTCAGTTACTATGTCTCCAAAAGTTATTGGTGTACACACAGACGTAACTAGACTATTGCTACAACAATCTTCATTAGATGTTGAAAACTTAATCAGAGATGACCTAACAAAATCTATAGCTACTGCTATTGATTTAGGTGCTTTAGCTGGTTCAGGTACAGGCGGTCAACCAACAGGTATTTCTGCAACTACAGGCATTAACACAACAACTTTTGCTGCTGCTAACCCAACTTGGGCTGAAATAGTAGCTATGGAAAGTGCTGTTGCTAATGATAATGCTTTAACTGGCTCTTTAAGCTACATTTGTAGACCTGCTGACTTTGGTACTTTAAAAACAACTGAGAAAGCAGCTAATACTGCTCAGTTCGTTGTATCTCCTGATAACACTATGAATGGATATAATGTTATTAGAAGTAATCAAGTAACAAGTGGTGATTTCTACTTTGGTAACTTTGCAGACCTATTAGTTGGTATGTATGGCGGTTTAGACATTACTGTTGACCCTTACTCATTATCATCTTCAGGTGGAGTCAGAATTGTTGCTCTACAAACTGTTGATGTAGCTGTAAGACACGCAGTATCTTTCTGTAAATCTTCAGACTAATTAACTGATGCTTAAATGGAATAGGGGTGGAAACACCCCTACCTTAAATATGAAAAAATACTTAATAACAAGCGATACAATCGCAAACGGAAAAAAAGTAAACGCAGGTGATGTCGTTGAATTGCCTGAAAATATTGGATATCAACTTTGCACTTATAAGAAAGCAGAGGTGCATGTAGCAAAACCTAAAGCTAAAAAAGAAGATAGAAGCGTAGGCTTAAAAACTTCTAAAGTAAAAGCTCCTAAAACTAGAGCTAAAAAATAAATCATGCCATTAGAAAGTGCTTTAGACTTTAATTCTTATGTAGATACCACAACAGGGCATGGTGTAAAGGCTACTTTTTTTGAAACTCAAAGCACCTTATGGGATGCTAGAGCTAAATTTATAGACTCTTGGTATGATATTGATACTGGAGATGCTTATAGCGTTGACATTATTATTGACCAAGAATATTTTAATATTGGCGGTGGAACTGTTGATGTAGATGGATTTCAGCCAAGAGCAGTAATGAAATCAACAGATGCACAATATATTTCTCATGGAGATAAGTTACTTGTTGAAGCCATAACAACCAATAGAGGAAACACTCTTGTTCCTCAAACAATGTTTATAGTAAAGACTGTAGAGCCTGACAATACAGGTTTAATTTCATTGGTTTTAGAGGAAGAATAATGTCTCAATTCATGCTTGAAACTGAAGAAGATATGCTAGGTTATCTTGATGCTGAGTATGGTCATGGAATTGATGCTGTTTATACAAGGAATGGCACATCTTCTAATATAGTGATTATCTTAAACAATGAATATGTTGAGCAAGATTTAGGGGTTGGTGTTGAAGCACTTAAACCTATGGCAACTTGCAGAAGTATAGATATTCCAAACGTATCTTATGGAGATACATTAAATGCTAGTGCTGTAAAAGATACTAATGGTAATATATTGAAAGCAGCACAAAACTATACAATAGTAAATGTGCAAAAAGATAGAACAGGATTCACTGTTTTGATGTTAGAGGAAATATAGTGGCAAATCATATAAGACAACAAATTAGAGAATATTTTGGTACTACTTTGACTGGTCTTTCAACAACTGGTTCTAATGTTTATGAATCAAGAGTTTATCCTTTAGAAAATGCAAAATTACCAGCACTTATAATATATACAAAATCAGAAACATCCGAACCTATAGTTATAGGTACTGACAGGGTTATGAGTAGAGAACTAGCAGTAGTGGTAGAGGGATATGCTAAAGCAACTAGTGACTTTGATGATACGATTGATACAATAAGCAAAGAAGTTGAACAAGCAATAGCGGCTGATAGAACGCTTGATGGTAAGGCAAAAGATACTTATCTTGAATCAACTGAAATAGAGTTTAATGGTGAAGGTGAAAAACCACTGGGATATGTGAGTTTAACCTTTTTAACTAATTACTATGTCAAGGAAAAAAATCCTGACGTAGCAGTATAGGAGACAAATTATGAAATTAATTAGTCCAAATGGTAAAGTTTCAATGGAAGTTCCTCAGTCAAATGTGGAAACTATGTTAGGAATGGGTTGGAAGGAAGAAGCAGTCCAGTCGAAAGACAAAATTAAATCTTCTTCTAAGAAAAAGCCGAAAGGCGAGGTAAAAGAAAATGTCAACATTTAAAGGAAATGATGGTGTTGTAAAACTAGGTACTACTGGTGGAACTAATATCGTTGGTGAAGTTAAATCATATTCTTTAGAACATACAAGTGATACTGTAGAAGATACAGCTATGGGTGATGCAAGTAGAACTCATATAGCTACTTTAAAATCTTTCTCAGGCTCATTGGATGTTTTTTGGGATGATAGCGATACTAATGGTCAAGGTGCTTTTGTAGTTGGTAATACTATAGAGATTAATCTATATCCAGCAGGTGTAAGCGATACTTATTATAGTGGCGAAGCTATTGTTACTGGTGTTTCAAGAACTGGATCATTTGATGGTATGGTTGAAGCATCACTAAGCGTACAAGGTACTGGTGATCTAACTACAACAACAGTATAAAACGATGTCAGTAATAGATAACGCAAAAAAGCATTTTGATAGCTTAGAAACTAAAATTATAGAAGTCCCTGAATGGGGTGATGATGAAGATAGTCCTTTAAAGATTTATTGTAAACCAATAACTCTTTCAGAGACTTCTAAGTTTATGAAACTAGCTCAAGATGATGACGTACAGCTTTTAACTTATGTTTTAATTTATAAAGCATTAGATGAAGCTGGAGAAAAGTTATTTACAATCGCTGATAAAAAGGCCTTATTGGAGAAGGTTGACAGAGATGTATTAATTAGAGTATCTAGTGAAATGATGAACAATGTTTCACAGGAAGAAGTTAAAAAAAAGTAATTGAAGATAAGCAGCTATACATTAAATATGCTTTGGCTGAAAAACTAAACAAAACTCTAGCTGAGCTTGAAGAGATGACAGTAGAGGAGTTTCAGGGTTGGTTGGCTTATCTTGAAATAAAGGAAGAACAAAATGGCTCTAGGTAAGGGACTCAAATATAGAATTGATTTACTGGCAAACAATAAATCTGCTGGTGCTTTAAATAAATTCAAAAAAGATGTAAAAGGAGTTAATTCTAGCGTATCTCAAATGAGAAACCTTTTAGCTACTGCCTTTAGTGTTAAAGAGCTTGTCAATGCTGCCAACGTAATGATTGGTGTTGAAAATAGGATGAACGCCTTAACAGGCAGTGCATCTGAAACAGCTATAGCTATGCATAACATGAGAAGAATAGCATCTGAGTCAAGGTCAGATTTTGATGCTGTTGCTATGTTATATACAAGACTTTCTTTAGCAACAGACCATCTTGGTGCTACTCAAAGAGATGTTGCTGATGCAACACAGACTGTGGCAAATACCTTTATTATTGCTGGTTCTCATGCTCAAGAAGCAAACAACTCTGCTAGACAGTTAGCACAGGGTCTTGCTTCAGGTGCTTTGAGAGGGGATGAGTTACGTTCTGTAATGGAAAACAACACCATCCTTACAAAAATGTTAGCTGATGGTTTGAATATGACTATTGGTGAGCTTAGAGAGTTTGGACATGCTGGTAAGCTAACAGCAGAAACAGTAATGCCAATTCTTATCAAAGGAACTAAAGAAACCAACGAACAAATAGCAAATATGCCCATGACACTGGGTCAAGCTGGAGTTGCCCTAAGAAACAATTTTCAGTTTATGGTTGGTGACATACAAACAGCAACTCAAGGTTTTTCAAAAATGGCAAGTGCTGTTAATTTTGTAGCTGTTAATTTAGATGCCTTATTTATACCTGCTATTATTGCTGCTGGTTTTGCAATGAAAGCATTTACTGTGGCTGTATTAGCAAATCCTTTTGGTCTTATATTAGCTGGAGTAACAACTGCTGCAATAACATAGTTAAAAAAGATATTCCAACAATGATTTTAAACTTTAAAATCTTTGGTGAAAAAGTAAAACTAGCTTTTGAAGAAAAACTAATGATGCCAGTAAAACAGACTTTTAATAATTTTATTAATTTTATTATAGGTAAAGTTAATGATGGTGTTAATGAAATTAATCGTTATTTAGATTTAGTACCACAATTTATAAAGGATAAACTAGGAGCAGACCAATTACCAACAATAGATTTAATACCTGACCCTGCAAGTAATTCAGCAGATATACAGTCCAAAATAGATGCTTATATACAAGAGATAGCTAAGATTAGTGGTAAAGTTATAAAAAAAGCAGACTTACCAAGTATAAAGGAAATGTTGTTTGGTAAAACCGAAGATGTCGAAGGAGATGCTTCTACAGGCTTTGGTCAACTTTCTGCATTTGAAGAATTTTTAAATTCTGCTGAAGCTGGATACAAGAAGTTTAAGACAGGAATAAAATCAACCCAAGATGAAGTGCAGGGTATATTCAAGAAGTCTTATGATGGATTAACAAATCTTACAATGGATTTTCTTGAGAATGGTAAGGCTAGTTTCAAAGATTTTGCTACATCAATAGTTAGAGAATTAATAAGAATAGCAATACAAAAATTAGTTATTGATAAAATGTTTGCTGGTTTTGGTGGTTTGTTCGGAAGTAAAAAAACTACAACAGAAATTCCAAAAATAAATATGCCCACAACTTTACCAAAATATGAAGGTGGTGGTTTTACAGGCATGGGTTCAAGAAGCGGTGGTGTAGATGGAAAGGGTGGTTTCCCAGCAATACTACATCCCAACGAAACTGTTATAGATCACACAAAAGGGCAAGGCATGGGTGCTACAGTAAACTTCAACATATCAACAGTTGATGCTGCTGGATTTGACCAGTTACTAACATCAAGAAAAGGACTAATAACACAAATAATTAACAATGCCATGAATACTCAAGGCAAAATGGGGATAGTATAATGTCAGGTGCATTTCCTACAGACCCAAACTTTAGGTCAATAAACTTTCAAGACAATAGACCAACATTACTGAATCAGACTTTATCAGGTAAAAAATCAGCAAGACAAATAGGTGCTCAATACTTTTCCTTTACAGTACAAATGCCACCATTAGAGCAGATGAAAGCACAGGAAATATTTGCTTTCTTGCAAAAACAAAAAGGCTCTAGTGGTAATTTTACAATACAAGCACCATTGAATAATTTAGGAACTAGCAAAAACGAAACAGATATATTAGTAAACACAGCACATTCAGCAGGAATAGATACTGTAAATATGGATGGCTTTTCGCACACAAACCATGTATTAAGAGCTGGTGATTTAATAAAGTTCGCTGGTCATTCTAAGGTTTATATAGTGCAAGAAGAGGTAACAGCTTCAGGTGGCCAAGCTGCTGTAAAAATATCTCCAAATCTTGTTAGCTCTTTAGCAAATAATGAAGCTGTAACTGTAAACAAGCCATCTTTTACTGTATATCTTGAAAATAACGATATTATGTATAGTACAGATGCTAATGGTTTTTACAGCATTTCATTTGATGTTAGAGAGGTAATAATATAATGCCAAGAAGTTTATCAACAGATTTACAAACGCAAGTTTCAGCACAACAAACCAAAACAGCATTTCTTGTTGAATTGGGTTTATCTACAACCATAAGACTTACTGATTGGTATTCAGATGTTACTTATGATTCTA